AGAGAAGTTATCATTGGCAGTACAGGAATCTTTCTCAAGAGGGAGACACATCTTTTGCCTCTTAGGGAAACTACCATTAAAGATGATAAACTTGTTAGATGGAGTAACCATGGTTCAAAATTCGACAGAAAGGAAGGTGAGAAAAATGATGAAGAAAAGAACATATAGGATACTCATTATAGTCTTTTCCTGCATGATGATGGGATATTTTCTCGTTGGAACAATCCTTAATCCATCTGTTTATGAAGTGACAAGATGTTTTTTGTTTGGCTTGTTCTTGGGATATTATACATATTGTTTATATAGCATTTATGAATGAGGTAAAAAAGTGAAGATTAGACTAGCAAAGAAGATAATGAATAAGTTTAACTAGAAAAAAGAAAGCGCATGAAAGAGGTAAGCATTAAAGTGGAAATGACAGTACCCGATGACTTCGATGTTAAGCAGTTCTGTCTAAGTGCTGTGAGTGGAGACTACCCATATTTAGCTGAAGAGTTCTGCCGCTTAGTAGCAATCGAGTGTAATGTAGACAATGAAGATATTGAGAATGACTTCCAAATCGGATTTGAACAATATAAAGATTAAGAGATATGCAAATAGAAATTAAAAGAGTAACAGACTGGCAGCGTGTAGTGGATGCTGCTCGGTTCACACAAGGCAAGGAACCGCTGGGACATGAACCTAGCGATGAGTTCAAGAAACAGATGATTCTCAGCGAGCATTCACCGCTCAGGGAATTGGAGTTCGATATTAAGATGTATGGCATACCATATTGGGTGAGCAATCACTTTGTTCGCCATGTTCATGCACAGCCATTCGTCTCCACATCACGACCAGATATTACTGGCTCCAAGGTATCACGTCACGATATGCGTCAGGATGATTTGGTCAACTTGCAGCTATCCCTCAATGCTCAGGAGATTATCAATATCTCGAAGTTGAGACTCTGCAACAAGGCATCCGAGGAGACGAGAGAGGTGTGGTATAAGGTTCTTGACGAGGTGGCACGAATTGAACCTTTGCTTGCATCCGCTTGTGTTCCTCAATGTGTTTATAGAGGTTTCTGCCCTGAGCCGAAATCATGTGGCAGAGATAAGATAAGCATGTTTCCCATCATAAGAAAATTCTACAAAAATCTTGAAACATACCAAAACAACCAATGAAATATCCAAAATATAACGTCAACGAGTTTGTCGGTGGGCACTTCGAGTACACCACTCCCTGCCCATTCGGCATCCAAGGCAAGTACACCAACGAAGTTCTGATGGTAGGTAGCCTTGCTTGCCAGCGATGCGAGCACTTCCGAGGTATCAACAAAGAAGATGGTATCGTATCTTGTGGAATCGAATAGTTTTAAGAGTGCAGCCTATCTGCATTCTTCTTAATAATTAATAAAATTTTATATATGAATACAAAGAAAATCTCAATTATCCAGCGTATCAAGGAGAAGTTCCTTGGTAAGCAGTTCTTTATTGCAGTAATCGCTAACAAGGGAACCAGTTCCTACTTCGTCAACTCTACCATCTACCGCTCAGAGAAGGAGGTGAAGGCTTACAAGAAGTACATCACCACAGACGAGCGTATGAAACAGAGCTTCGATTTCGTAGGCTATTATGGTTTCCGTTCCAAGTTCGACTTCCGCATTCCTCTTAGCGGAAAGCCAGTATCAGTTGAAGAGGCAAAGAAACTGGCAGAAAAGTAGTATGGGAAAGTTGATAGACCTTACTGGACAGCGTTTCGGCAGATTACTCGTCTGCCGAAAATCTGATAAAGAGAACCACCAGCATGGTGCGTTCTGGATATGCAAGTGTGATTGTGGCAGGGGTTGTACGGTTCTAGGTTCTGCTCTTCGTGACGGACGAACCAAATCATGTGGCTGTTACCGCTCAGAGCGAGCATCTGCCATCATCACCAAGTATGGCAACCGCAATGGCAGACCAAAGCGGAAAGAGAAAGTTAACGGATAATATACATTTTATCACTTTTCATATTATATTTGCAACATGAAATTCAAGTATTTAATAGATAAAGTCAATGGTTTCAGGCACCGCAACGTTTTTGTGGTACTGGACGGAAGAGCCAACTCGGTCACGCTCTCCAAGGGCATCTATGACCATATCATGCAGAAGGAGCGAACAGACAATTCCATCTTCGTGTTCAGGTTATCTGACCGAGGTACATACGGATTCTGCATGCGTGAGGACTGGGAAGAACTTCGCAAAGCCAACACCACCTTCGCTCAGCTTCAATTTAATCAGAAGTATAAGAAGGTAGGTTTCAGAAGTGACTACCCTTCCATCACCGCCATCCTTGATGAGTACAACCTTCCTCTCAACAGAATGGTTCGCCTGACTTGCATCCCACGCAAGTCACAAAAAGGAGAACCCTATTACGAAATCATGCGACCGAACTCAAATTTAATCACATGGCAACAAGACAAGAAGTAATACTCAAAGGGCTTACCCACTCTCCATCCGACTACGATTGTCAGGATGGGGAGTTGGCAACCTGCCTCAACCTCATCAACGAGGATGGGGCACTCCACCCTATTCAGCAGCCGATAATAGTAGAGAGTAGCAAGAATATCACCATACACCAATATAGTTCAATAGAACTGGTTCATAAGGTGACACACAATCAGGCTATTCACTCCCACTATATCATACGTACCTCGGACCCGAAAGATAGGGAAAGATGGGGATGGATAGAGCAGGATTCAGCAGATGATACACCTACAGAGTTCCTGCTTGGCGATGATTTCCACGTCAACTCTGTTTGCGCCATCGGAAACGTCTTATGCTTTGTTGGTATTAAAACTACTAAATATGCTATATGGAAGACTGGTTCTTATCTTATTTTCGGAAAAGATGATTTGCAGTTTGGTATTGAGATTGCCAACACTTATCATCAAGACCTTACCTTAAAGGTAGAAGCTGGAGATGATTTCTACAAATACTTTATTGTAGAGGATGGAAATCTCAATTTGTACTACAATACAAGTGCTATTGGTACGAGGAAGATGTTTACAGACCTTGATGCGATTGCCAACAAGAAACTTGCAGAACTCGGAACAGAGTATCTCAAAAGAAATGTTTTCGGTGTGGCTGCTCTTCGTCTTTACGATGGTACATACATCAATATATCAAACCCTTTCGTTCTTCCTAGTGCAGAGTCTAACGCTGTTTCAAGAAAGATAAACATATACAAAGACCCAGTAAAACCTGATGCTCCAAACGGAAAGACTATAACATCAGGTGTCGGCATCAACAAATACACCATAGAAATTAGAGAAGTTGGCAACTTGCAGCAATACGAGGATATTGTTCAGGGAGTTGATATATTCCTCACCAATGGCGAAAGTTTCTATCAGATAGATAAATCTTATAAAATAATCCGTACTGCTGATTATGGAGATATAGACTACGTGCTTTTGGATGATATGAACGCAAGAGACGTTCACGACACCATCGGCAATATGCCTTTCTATCATTCGATATTCATTCCTCTTAGTGAATTTGAACATCCGAAAGTTGTTAAGAGGCCAACGCAAGCAGAGGAAAACATTTCTCTTGCCGACCTCAACCGAATAGCATTTGGCGGCACTACTGCTATTACATACAATAACAGACTGCACATCGCTGGCATCAGAAAGAACATAGATTCCAGTTTGGTTCGCCAACCATACGGCTACAAGAATGAAGAATATCTTACTGCCATATACGAGATTCCGACAAACAACGGAACATACTATCTGAACGGATATATTGGTAACTATCAGGATATTATCGCTGTGCCAATTAGTGATGTGAAAGAGATTGTCGTTTACGAAAAACGCACATCTGGGTATCGTAAAAAACGTTTTAAATTATATAGCCCTTCTAATTTTGGCTTGTCATTTTTCGTGCAAACTCTAACTGGAGGTATTGATGATATTATGGGAGGCGATTGGTATGATATTACGGAATCAGACTGGAATGCAATCAAGCAGAAAGCAGATAGTTTTGCCGCATCAAACTCAGATGATTCTTACCAGCCTTCACTTATCAGAGTGAGCGAAGCTGAGAATCCTCTAGTCTTCCCTGCCAAGAATAGTGTTCAGGTTGGCTCATCCATCGTTAGTGCAATGGCAGCAAATACCCGACCAATCAGCGAAGGTCAGTTTGGTGATGCCCCACTCTACGCTTTTACCGATGAAGGTGTTTGGGTATTGATGCTTGGAGAAGAAGGAACCTATATTGCCCGACAGCCAGCCAACAGAGATATTTGCTCTAACCCTAAGGGTATATTGCAGATTGATGATGCAGTTCTGTTCCCTACCGAGCGAGGCATCATGATGCAGCGAGGACGAGAATCTGAGTGCATTACCGATGTATTGGATGGCTTTCCATTCGACTTCACTCTAATATACAGCTATTCCAAGAAAAATCAATACTACCCTATCTCTATTCTTGAACTACAAGATTTTGAAGATGGAGAAGTAGCCTATGTTAGATTCAGGAAGTATCTGAAAAATGCCGACATGATTTACGACTATTACGATAGCCGTATCATCGTCTTCAATCCTAGCTATGGCTATGCGTATGTGTATTCCCTGAAAAGCAATTTGTGGGGAACGATGGTGAATGTGTTCGCCAAGCGAGTTAATAGCTACCCTGAGTCATACGCTATCAACGGTGCAGGAAAGATTGTTAATGTTTACGTTGAAGAACCGAGTGACAACATTCCTTTCTTTTTCTGCACACGACCATTAACGCTTGGTCAGGGAGATAGCCATAAGACTATGTTTACTTGTCTTATCCGTGGTTATTGGACGTGCGACTCCAGCAAATCTAACGGACAGATTCTTTTTGGAAGCAACGATATGAAACATTGGTTCTATATCGGTTCTTCTATAGACAATAGTCTTAGAAACTTGGTTGGCTCTCCATACCGCTATTTCAGAGTTGCCGTCATTGGTAAGATGAACGCTGATGAAAGCATCAGCAGCATTTCTACTGCTTTCCAACCAAGATGGCAGAACAAACTTAGATAAATATTTTTTTTACTATTTTCTATAATTACAATAAAGGGTAGCAGTCCGTGATGGATAGCTACCATTGCTTTATCTTAGCCTTAAACGACTAACCTAAAATGGATGCAAAGCGATTCTTGCTCTACCAGCCGAGCGGTTGCTGGCATCCTTAATCTTCTTTTTCTTATCCTCAGCCAGTGCCCAGAATCTATCAGCACCATCAGGATAAACAATCATTAACCACTCATATAAAGACTGGTTCACAATATAATCGTGAATGTATACCGTCATGGTATGCACACTTGTCTTCGAGAATCCACTTGGCATTCTCATGGCTAGATAATAAGCATCCTCATCATTTGTCGGGGAACCTATACACTCTTCCCACTCATTGGAATCAAAGCCACCTCCAAGCATTTCCATCTTGGTATATCGGAAAAGCATTTCCTTGCAGTCTTCTACCGCTGAGTCAAGAATCCTTGCCAGTTTATCCCGATTGCCATCCTCGCCCACATCATAGATGTTATGAATCAGGTGTGAATCCTCTACAGAACTAGAGATTGAATCCGCATAGGCAGCAGCCGTATTTTTGATGTCAAACACCAGTTCCTTCTTCTGAAGCTCTATCATTACCTTATAACCAAGATTGCATGTTCTGCATTCTTTCATACTCACCTCCTTCCTTATTCGTTAGGAGCCGTTCTGCTTGGTCTCTCACGTCTGTTGAAGGTCTCATGCAGATTCTTAATAGCTGTTACAGACAATTCCGAATAAGTCTTCGCCTCGTTAGGATTGGTAATAACGAACCAGTCCATCAGAGCCTTGTTGATAATGTAGTCATGGATAGAACTTGTAAGTGCATCCTTCAAAGCAAGCGGATAATTGGATGGAAGGGATAGATTGATTGTAATATTTGTATCGCCATCAATTAACTCGTTAGATGCAGTTGTACCGCTACCGGTTCTTACCGATTCACTTAACTCCACAAGCAGTTGACTATACGCATTCTGAATGCTACGCAAAGCCTGATTCTTGTCTTCTTCATCATCACTTGCCTGAATATTGCTGGCAGCCTCAGCATCCATGTCAGCAGCTCTTCTGCTACGCCCAGTCAGGAATGCCTTGTTCTGAAAGTCATAAATGAGTTCACTCATATACAACGTTATCGTTAAATCTTTTCTTGCCATATTATGATATTTTTGTTCGTGTTGGTTTCTTTTTGAAAAACGCTTTATCCTTGATGTCGAGCAATAATGCAGCAGCGTTATCTGCATACTCCTTCACCTTGTCGTTGGCGGTAATCTCACACCACTTCCCGATGATGCTGTTCACCAAGAATGAGTTGGCAGAGGATTTGATTGATTCGAGTAGGTTATCATCAAATCTGCTAGGCATTTCGAGTTGCCAAGTGATAGTTACGTCTGCTACTGAGACTCCTGAGATAAACCGTTTCAGCACGTTTCTCAACGAATCGAGCGATTCATTGAAGAACCTATCAATCATCGTCAGGTCTGCATCCGTCACAAATACTTGGTCAAATGCCGACTTTCCATCCTCCAGTTTGTTCTTTGCGCCTATGTAGGCAGTAGTTTTTGCCACCTCCTCATAGATGTTACTTTTCGTGATTGTCAATGTGAAATTTGCCATTCTTTATCTTTTTATAGAGTTTATAGCCTAATACGATTAACAGCATGCAGAGTGCCCCAAATGACCATACTGCATATTTCAACTGAAACTGCTCCCACTTGGAGAGTTGTTTTTCAACTGGGTAGGGAACTGGGATGGAATCTCTTTTCAGGAAGGAATCCACCTTCACCTTATACACATTTTTATAAATGCTCTTCTCATGCCATCGGTCAAGAAAGCAAGTATCTCCCTTCTGTCTGAGGAAGATGGAATCACGCACAAAAACGCTGTCAGAAGTATGCAGCGTATCGTGTTTTACTACGTCCCGACATATAACTTTTTCCATCGGGACGTATTTTGTCTTGCATCCCGACAGAAGAAAAGCCACCAGCAAGATACCAATCACGTATAGTGCTACTTGCCAAAAATCAGTATCGTACCATTTTACTTTCATAGGCTAAACATTAAAGACCTTCTTTGCTCTTGTAAGAAACTTTCGTCTTGATTTCAAGCCGTTGGTTCCACCATTGATTGTCTTGGTAATAGCCACGAAACTATCACTATCAGCCAGTTTGTTCAGGTCATGTTTCCACCACCACCACATAGCACTCTTCGTTGCTCCTAGCGGAAGCTCCAGCAACTGAGGATTCTCCATGATGTCACCAGTGCAATACTTGCTGTTCTGATAAGCCTGATAGTTGGCTCTGCCAGTAATCTGAATCAAGCCCCTACCCCGATACTTGTAGCCATCACCATCTTTAAGGTTGCCGAGCATGTTCTTCAACTTGCCCACATCATACCTATGGAAGTAGTCCTTGTTGCCGAGTTCCTTGGTGTATCTCAGTTCTCCACTCTCATGTGCAATTTGAGCCAAGAAATGAGCCATTCGCTTAGGAGTATCAATATGGAACACCTCAGCATAGCCATTGATATAAGGAAGAAACGCATCCACCTTATCCTTGGCATTCGGCATAATAGCCAAAATCTGTTCTCTTGTTACCTTCATATTACTTACTCTCCTTCACTTGTTTCAACATATTTGCGAGTTCGTCCTTCACCTTACTCTCAAAGTTTCCTAATTTAGTCTTAAAATAAATGTTCACTCCGAATATTGCTCCAGAGTAAACAAGTGCTTGACTGATGTACCAAAGTACACCATCCGAAATAACATAGTTATTCAAAAAGAATGATAGGAAAGCGAGAACTATACCGCTCACGACCATTCCAATAGCCGTACCATATTGCAATCCTTCACGTACATTTGGAGTCATATCTTATCTTTATATATTATTAATAATATGCAAAGATAAGAAATGAATCCCAATTAGTTACTTTATCCGTTTATTGTGTGCCATATTTTACTCGTAGGATGCAAACAATCAGGGTCTTGCAGATACTCGATAGCCATCAAAACCACCATTTCCTTCAACTCATCTGCATCCTTACTGAATCTCTCCAGCAGCAGATGATGGTCACTCCTCAATAGGTTCATGGTCACAGCCAAATCATGGATGGTGTAATCTGAAATATCATCCTGATGCTTGTCAAAGGCTTCTCTTATCTCATTATCCGTGAAGAAGGGAGCCATGTGCTTGGTTCCGTCAGCATCCTCATACCACATCTTACTGATAGCATCATCGGCAAAGTGCTTATCAAAATGCTCTTCGCTCAACACACCATACACCATCGCACAAAGATGATGCTCCTCCACATCGCTCAACTTGCATGAAAGATACTTGCCGACAGCCTTAGCTACTGCCAACATCTGTTCAGGAGTCAACTCCTGCTGATACTTTTCTACGAAATCTACAAAATCCATAATATAAAAATTAAAAGTTTATGATGCTGCAAAGATACCAATAACTTAAACGCAGCACCATAAACTCGTAGATATTTCTGTAGCTATCTGAATATCAGACAAATACAGTTACGATAAAAACACCTCCTTTCTTTATTCGTCCTTAAATCTGGTTCTCTTCTCTCCACCCCTCGTCCAGATGTCGTTTTTCTTTCGTTTCGCCACCTTGCCGATAACGTCATTCTCGTAAAGTTCGGGCTTATTCTCCCTCCCTTGGGTCTCCGTAGCAATACCCTTGCTGGCGTTGCCACCTTGGCTGGCATCAGGTTTTCCATTGCCATACCATTTCTTGTCATTTGGTTTGTCTGCTATCATAACTATAAATTAATCAATAATCAATAATCAATAATCACTAAACATTATGCCGCCAGTGGTGGATTCTGTCCATCAGGACTCACTCCCTGACCGCTCATCATCTGCTGCAACATCGCCTGAGCCTTCGGATTGCTCTGTGATGCCTGAGCAACTTGTGCTTGAAGCTGAGGAGAGAATCCTTGTGGAGTCTCACCATTCTTGATAGCTTCCTGATTGGATGCCACCGATTGCAACAACTCCTCTCCAAATGGGAAATCTCCTACTTGCAGCAACTGCTCCAGCGTGATAGCCTGATTCTGCCACAAAGTCATAAGGAACTCATTTGCCATCTGTCTGTATACTGGAGTAGCCGTACTTTCCGTGATGTTGATGTCAAACTCAACGTCTCGTATCTTCTTAGGGTCGTAGTGTACAATCTGTCCTGCCCTACCCACGATATTGAAGTTGCGAGCCACGTCATAGTACTGCTGCATATTCTTCACGGTCTTGTAAGCACCATCAATGATGAACTGGCTGAATGTCTCCAATATATCAAGCAGCGACATGGTAGCATTCTGTGTCTGCTGTGCATAGAGCGAACCGCTCGTACCTGATACTCCTGGTTTACCTTGCAATGCTCCGTTCACTCCCGATATATCCTCAAAGAACTTCAACTGATAGCTGAGCAAGTCACCGATGCCGATATTCGTAGAGTTGTTCGCTACTTGCTGAGGAACCTGACCGCTATTGTTTGGCTTGTATCTCACCACACCATTGAATCTACTCCACTCATCGCAGAAATCATCCCAACTCATATCATCAGGAAGACAATCCTCAGGACAGAGCAGCACACCCTTGGCACTCGCACGCATGATGAAGTCATACATCGTGATAAGTCGGTTCACGTATCTCTGCTGGTCAATCACATCTTCCACGAAGCTGTGAATCTCGCCATCAATAAACGGATAGAACTTAAAGCAGTATGGATGCTCACCATGAGCATAAGGAGTCTCGCCTTCTCTCAGAATATCACCGAAAGGAGAAAGATAGTAGAAATGCCAGTAATCATCCATAAACCACTCGGCATCAATCAGAGGAATATCCTCTTCCAGCATGCCAGCAGCCATACCTCGCCTGATTCTGTCTCTGTTCTCTGCATCTACAATATCAGCCTTATCCTCAATATCAATCTTGAAATCATCGCCATTGTTGTAGTCGTGGCATCGGTATCTCGGTTTACTCTCCTTTCGCCAAACCTCAATCACTCGGCAGAGCGAAGGGTTGGCAGGATTCATAAAGTCGATGGTCTTAGGGTCAAACTCACCGAATCGCTGAGTGCAGTCTGCAATCACGAAATCTCGGTTAGCCGCCAACCGGTATATCTCCTTCAACTTACGAGCTTCAGCAGGAGACTTGGCAAACTCTCTCAGCACGTTACCGATGGTAATGTCATGTACCTCACCCAAGCAACTCACGTCCCAACCACGGAAATCCCTCATATTGTTGTCTATGAAGAAATTGTTCGGGTTCACGTAGTCCGTCCAGCAATCCAGCCTACCTCTTCGCCATCCATATTTTTTCTTATAGATAGCAGCACCGCTTATCAGGAACTCTTCCATGGTTCGGGCATCCAGTTCCGTCTCTCGGTTCAGTTGTCGGTTACATTGCAGCACCACGCTCATGGTCTCACCATATCGTTTTTCATCCTTATCTCTAGCATTGCATGTTGGTTCCTTGCTCTGAGAGCGGTACACACCCAGCACATTCTTCACCAACCTACGGATAAGGTTGTTCTTCAATGGTTCACTACCCTGCTCACGGATATAGTCTTCCTCCCTGATACGCTTAGTAAAGCCACACTTGCTTTTGAACTCAATGGTATCGCCCCACTGGTCTCCATAGCAGTATCGCTTGTTTCTCAGTCTTCGCTTTCGGAAGTTATCCATATTGTTATAGTATCGTTGAGCCTCCAGCAAGATAGAGAAGGCACGCTCGTAAGGCTTGTTAAATCGGTTCTTGGATGCCTTCACGCTATCCAGTTCTTCCTTGTCAAGCACCCTACTCAACGATAGCAGTTTGGTTTCTTCTTTCTTCTTTGCCATAATTTATGATGTTGTAGGTTCAACAATATGTGCCAACTTTCTAGCCACTCCAAGGAATCCGCTTGCAGTATCGGTATCGCCAAGGCTGATACAAGTGAGATAACCAGCCATGTATAAGATGGCATCTTTCAGGACGGAAGGCAGACTGATTTTCTGTTCGGTAGTGATAGATGGAACCTGAACATAGATGAATGCCAACGTAGCATCCTGCTTTGTGCTGGTATATAGTTCGATACTCTTGCCGTTAGCCGTATGCACGATAGCCGCAATCGGTCGCTCAGGATTTCCCCTGACTCCATATTTGCAGTTCTGATACTTGTAGGCATCATCGCTCTCTGAAATGATTTCGGCAGGACGGTTCCAGCCTTCTGCCTTCACAGAAAGGATTCTCAGCATATCGGTAGGCAAAACCATCTTACCCACGTAATAGCCGTTGCTATCCGTCCACGTTACAGCATTCTTACACGAAGTACCTTCCACCTCAGGAGCATCCGAAAGAATGATTCTTGCTGCATCTACGATTTTACTCTCAATAAGTTCTGCTTGCGAGAGTGTATCAGAATCGCTAGGAGCCAGCAAACCAGCAGACTCTTGGTTTCTATCCAAGAGCACCTTCACCTCTTTCACTAAATCAGATACAGCATATTCTACCATTACTCTAAACCTTCTAGTTCAACACCCTTTTCTTTAGCAATCGCCAAGATGTCTTCCTTGGTCTTCATCTTGGAACGGCTCACACCATAGGTCTCAGCCAGATAGTCCTTGGCATCCTCAACGTCTGTCACTACGTGGGTCTTCTTCTCGTCAGCCACTTTCTTCTTTGCCTTAGCAGCAGCCTTCTTCTTGGCTTCCGCAGCTTCCTTCTTCTCGTCAATACTCTCCACCAAGAAGAACTTGTCGTTGAACCAATAATGAGACTCGATAGCCTTCTGTACCTTCGGGTCTCTTGTCATATAGACACTACTTCCCATGGTCTTACCCTCAAAAACAATACGCATTCGCTCATCACCTACCATAACGCTGAATGCCAAATCAGTACCTGCTTGATATTTATTAAACATGATTATACCTTATTATATATAAGTGTTACTAAAAAAGGGATGGGGCTAGTGCCCACACCCCTCACTATTTGATGAATAAATTGCAATTCTACTTGCTTTTAGGCAGCAGCCTTTGTTTCCTCTGTATCAGAAAGGCTATCTGTTGCAGGAACCGCAGCAAGGCGCATACGAGCGTGTGCCTTAGGGTACTTCAAGTACAGACAAGCTACCTCCTGAATAACTACTGCATCGGTGTTACGGATGCCAGCCTTCTTCAAGTCGAGCACGTTTCGAGTCCAAGACAAGTGTACTCGCTTAACCAAGAACTCAGGGTCAAGGGCAAAGCCGCAGTCGCTCATGCCGAAGATGTCAAACAACTCAGAGTGAATCATCAACACCTCACCGAAGTCAGTCTCCCAACTCTTGAACTTTAAGTTCCAAACCTCAACGGTGTCTTTCAAACGGAACTTGTCAGAATCAATCTTACTGAATGCGCTCACGAAATCTGAACCAGCGATAATCACCTTGCGCTTGTTGCCGATACCAGTACCAACAAACAAGTCTTTTGAAATGTCAACCAACTCCAAATCAGTAATCACTCGTTCATTATTGCCGTAGCCCTTCTTAATATCGTCAGCAGTAGCAACATGACCTACCTCAATATCCTTACCAGCCATCCACCAAATACCCTTGGTAAACCACTGGGCAGAGTTGTTCTTGGTAGTATGCTTGATACAAGCCATATCACCGAAGAGATAAGTACCTTCCATCGCAAGACGCATATCATAGATACTATCCTCCTCGATGTCAGAGAAATCCCAGTCTACTCGCTTAGCTGCAATCTTATTAAAGGTACTCTCCTCTACCTGAATCATGAAGTTCTGGCAGTACTGAATCTCAGAATCAGGAAGGTTGTTGAAACGACCTGTCTGTACATCCAACTCACCGCAACTCTTAGCCATACGGATAAGTACCTGACCCTTCTTCAAAACAGGAATGCCGATAGCCTGCTTGCTGACCAACTCACCATTTACAGCATACACAATAGGATAACCCTCTGTATCTTTACCGCAAACGCAAAGTTCCAAATCAGGAGTAGGAGCATCTGTAATTGTTGAATAGGCAACACCCTTATAGTTGGTAATAGCCTTCACACCCACCACTCGGATGGTATCATCCAAAGTAAACATTTCAGGGTCTTCTACCTTCAATACCATAGATGTACCAGTACTCTTCGTGGTATCCTCCTTGACGGTTGTCTTGATAGGACGTGTACCGATACTCCAATACTCAACTACAAACGAACTAGCAGGCTTGGTTGTCGCATAGCGTGAAATCTGGTCAACTGGAGTAGCCATCGGACGAATCTTGGTAATCTTGTCGTTGATGTCGTTCTCATAGAACTCCGTACCATTCTCGTTAAAGTGCTCACGACCTTTTCCCTCAGTAGCGATACCATCATCCTGACGAGCCGCACCACCATTGCCAGCATCTTCGGCAGCAATAGCACCACCAGCTTCCGCAGCATGACCACTCTCGGTAGTACCGCCATCAGGCAGAGCCGCCTCAGCCATGATAACCTGACCATTCACTCCAAAAATAACTGCCATTACCATAATAAAGATGGAAAGCAGCCGATTAAATGTACTTTTCTTCATTGTTATCCTAAATATTAATTAAACATTATATATTATCTTTCTACCTTATCGAATGCGTGTTCTCTTCTCGTTACCACGCTCCCAGATGTTACCCCTACGTGATGCCCTGCCTAGCGCACCAAGGTTTGGCTGATTATCTGTCTGCTTGGTCTCTGCATTGGCAGAATCAAGGTCAGCAGTACCATCGCCCTTCTTTCTCAGTTCAAGGTTCTTGACATGCTTGCTGTTCTTGCCACGAACCTCACCTTCATGGGCTGCATCAGCCACATCGGTATCATGATTCTTTGCCTTGATGAAAGCAGTAATCATTTCCTCGGTAAACTTGCCAGTCACTACATTGCGCATGGTCTGAAAGCACTGGTCGATTGCTTCATTCACCGCTTCCTCACCATACTTCTCTTCCAACTTGTCAAACACCTCATAGCTTGCAGGCATGTTCTTGTCATACTCCTCCTGCAATTTCTTGCCGTTGGCAGCATTCTGCAAGAACTCAGACTGAGCCGATGCAATCTCATCCGCATTGTCAGGGTCAGAATAGTAGTCAATGGCATCCTCACCATGAGTACGAATCAACTCGGCATAAGGACTCTTGCCAGCCTTCATAGCTTGAAGGAAGGTTGCCGCCTCAGGGTCGCTACCCAACCAATCGCCCATCGCCTTTTCGTTATCCTTGTAACCCTGCAAAGCCTTCTGGTCGGCATCATAATCATCATTGATAGCACCATACATAGCCTCATCATCCGCATACTCAGTATCAGGGTGTCGGGTCTTCAATCGCTCCAAAGCCAAGTCTCTCTTGGTCTTGGTATCTTGCTGTTTTGCAGCACCAGCATTCTGCTCAATATTTGTATTTTCGTCCATATATATATGTGTAAATTTATAAATCAATGCCCAAAATTAATGCTTTTTCCCGATTTTCGTCTTTTATCCGTTAATTTAGTCTAATCGAATGCGACTAATTCAATACTTTTTTGTATATTTGCAGTGTCAGATATGAAATATAAGGATTCACGATGCTATTTTATACAGGAACGTGATGCTGATTTATTGAGGGCTTACAAAGAAATTATTAAGATAAGAGACAATATCAGACTCTCAGAGATTGAGGAAAATCTAGCCCAATCTCCGAGCAGAAGGTTTTGGGTTTCAGAAGACCGTGCTTATATAGTCATATTAGACTTACTCAAAGGAAAACCTCTTGATAATATGATACCAACCCGAAAGGCAATGTATCAGGAGATTTTCAGACGATTCCAGATTCATAAGAGTAATGAGCCATATCTGAGTAATATGGATATTATCAAACGTGTATGTGCTGAAAAAGCACCCAGTTTCTATTTGACTCCTCAAAGCATACACGTAATTCTTAGCAGGGTGAGAAAGGAGGAGAAGCAAAGATGCTACGAGAGACGAAAGAGAAGATTGCGCTTTATGCTGGGTACATTATAATAATGTGTATCACTTTTCTTGGATATGATGGCATGGGTCTCTTTGACGATTGTTCTATTCAGAACCGACTAAGCTACCCTTTCTTTCATCAGAACATCTTTCATGCTGCCATCAACCTTTATGTCTTCCATCAATGCTACCGAGCCATCCCTTGCGGCATCGGTCACTTGGTGGCATTCTATCTCATAGCCATCAGCTACCCCTTCACCTCATCCATACCAATCATCGGTCTAAGCGGATTCATCTATGCTTACATGGGCTTCATCGCCCCATACGTGGAGAATAAGGTAAGATACAATCTCACCATTCTCATATATATCTGTGTTGGAATCTTCTTCCCTTGCATGGCAGTTGGAGTCCACATCTATTGCTATGTACTTGGTCTGTTGTGGGGGTATCTAAATGCACCGCTATGCCAAGACAAGTAACCGCCAAACTGACTGATGCTGTAGACAAACACGTATTGGGCATCCTGAAAGAGAACGAGAAACGAATCAAGGAAATCAACACTCCATTCAATCCTATCAAGGGTGAAGGTTGTGGAGATAAGCGATTCCTGCTCTTCCTTCCTGACTTCCCGATACAGAGACAGCAGCTTCCAGTTTCCATGAAGAAGATTCCGCTCGTCAAGATGCTCATCGAGTTGGGTAGCTGCAAGGCAGTAATCGAGGAACTGCACAAGGATATAGACGAGCCATACAACCTAGAAGAGGAAATAGAACAACTGGTGGAGCAGTTCACTCGCATCAGGATGAAACACGACCCCTTCTTCTTCTTTGCGACATTCATCTATATCAAACCGAAAGGTGGAGGCCTCCCCTTCCGTTTTGTGCTCAGAAGACCGCAGCGCAGACTGCTCAGGTGGCTGGAGGAGCGAAGAAAGAAGAATCGCCCTATCCGTCTCATCCTGCTGAAAGCCCGACAATGGGGAGGTTCTACGGTTATTCAGATGTACTTCCTTTGGTTGCAACTCATGTGGCAGAAGGGTCTCAACTCGCTCATCGTGGCTCAGGTCAAGGACACGGCAGAGACCATCCGAGGAATGTTCGAGGAAGCTCTGAAAAACTTCCCTACCAAGTTCCTCTACGAAATGGGTGAAGCCTTCTCTGAGAACGAGCCGAAGTTTGTTGGAGTAGGAACATCAGGTAACGTGAAGAAAGTTCCTCAGCGATTCTGCAAGATTAAGGTGGGTTCCATGGAACGACCACTATCAGCCAATGGTGAAGACTACAACTTGGTTCACCTTTCCGAGGTGGGTCTTTGGAAGAAGACAGATGGTAAATCTCCTGAAGAGGTAGTACAGAACGCTACCAATGGTATCTTGTATCGACCATACACGATGATTGCCTATGAATCCACCGCCAATGGTACTGGCAACTTCTTCCACAAGGAGTGGCTTGCAGCAGTCAAGGGAGAATCTCAGTTTGAGCCATTCTTTGTTCCTTGGTACGAGATATACGATATGTATCATCTTGAATTTGAAAGCAAGAAACAGAAGGTAGAGTTTGCAAAATGGCTATATGAGAACCGCAACAATACCAATACGATGTCCGACCGAGAGGAGCCATGTACCTATCTTTGGAAGTTATGGACACTGGGTGCTCCACTCGAAGCCATCAACTGGTATATTGCCGAGCGCAGGAAGTTCACCGACCATGCCGATATGGCTGCTGGCTACCCTACCGATGATATTGAAGCATTCAAGCATTCAGGAGCCAAGGTCTTTGCAGAAGACAAGGTTGACAAGTTCCGCAAGGGATGCCGAGCACCGAAGTTCATCGGTGATGTTTATGGTGATGGATATAAGGGCAAGAAGTGTATGCAGAATGTCCGATTCTGTGAAGACAAGCAGGGTCAGTTCTGGATATGGAGCAATCCTGAGACCTTTGATGATTGCAAGGTAATCAACCGCTATCTGGTAGTAGTGGATATTGGTGGACGTAGCAAGAATGCCGACTGGTCTGTTATCTGTGTCTTCGACCGCTATTGGATGATGGAAGGTGGCAAGCCGTATGTAGTAGCCCAATGGTATGGGCATATTGATATGGACTTGTTGGCATGGAAAGCGGCTCAGATAGCCAAATACTACAACGATGCTCTGTTGGTGATAGAGTCAAACACCTTGGAGACGAAAGACAAGGAGCACATCTTGGAAGGTGGAGACCAGTCTGAGTTCATCCTGAATCAAATCAAGGACGTATACGACAATCTCTATGCCCGTAAGCAGAGTGAATCAGACATCAAGAATAAGGTTCCAGTGAAGTACGGATTCCATACCAACGTGGCAACCAAGCCAATGGTTATCTCTGTGTTGGTTCAGACTATCCGTGAACAACTCTATGTAGAGCGAGACGATAGATGCTTAGATGAATATCTCACCTACGAGAAGAACGGAACGGTTTACGAGGCAGCAGACGGAAAGCACGATGATTTGCTCATGACCAGAGCCATCGGACTCCACATCTGTTTCAATGAAATGGAAATGCCAAAAATGATTCAGAATCAGGAAAGAGTAATGAGAAGAAAGGTTTCTGTTTCGGCAGCAACCATCATATAGTTTCAAACAAATAATTACGATTATGAAAGTAACAAAGATTATCAAGCGCATCAAGTGCGAAATCATGTACCGCCAAGCTACGGCTAAGGCAGACTACGCATCAAAGAAGAACCACGGAGAAATCTTCTATGTCCTTCCTACGCAGAAGGGCAACCTCATGATTATGAACCGCTCACTTTTCGAGACGTTCAAGAAGACAAAACTGGTAGATAATGACATGAAGGTCAGAGACCTCTTCAAGGATTGTGTTTACCATACCAACTGCAAAAGCGAGAAAGGAAAACGCAGCCGCAAGCGCAAATTTCTCAGATGGAAGGGCTTAATCTAAAATTTTTCAGCCCTAAATAAACGGATAAAAGATAGGTAGAGAAAATTCTGCCTATCTTTGTCTATTATTAATAATTTGTATCAAATATGATTTATAAAATAGTACAAGGAAATAGTTTTAAACTCCACATCTTGGTGCGGAAGATGGACGTATCGAAAGAGTTCCAGCGACTCGTTGACTTCGATATGAATCTAGCTACCGACATCAGGGTTGAGTTGTCGGGCTGTTTCTGCAATACAATTTCTGTTCCAGTTCAAGTAGCAGGAATCCAAGGCAATGTACTGATTTGCGAAATCCCTTCCACTCTTGATTATGGCAACTACAACGTCAGGGTATCATGGAAGTATGAGGGTAGCGAAATGGTCAGCATCGAGCGAAACCTTCTGAGAATCGTAGAACACAACTCTATGAGTAATGTTCCTATCGGTGTTACAGAAGGAGAGCATACTGGCTTGTTCAATCTTCGCTACTACATCGTGACCGATAATCAGTCAACATGTCCTATATCGTTCATCGTTGATAACGCTAAGTTCAGCTATACCATCAATGGCGAAACCCAAATGGTGGAGAGTCAGGAGAACTTCGTAATTAACAGAACCATCAGCAACGGAAAGAAACTGGAAGCAGAGTTCATACCTATAGAAGGTTTCAGCATCGGTCAGGTGAAGGTAATCATGGATGGCAAAGATGTTACTGCTGAGTATTACAACAGCACCACCCACAAGGTCTTCATCCCAGCCGTATCAGGCTATGTGACTATTACGGCAAGCGGAACCGTCAAGGTAAGCTATTATGGCGCATCATCAGCCAAGAACATGAGCGAGTTGAACATGGAAGACCTCACTCTGTTGGCTGGTACTCTTGTCGGTCAGACCCTCACCATCGAAACCACGGAAGAGAAACCATACATCTGGTTCGCCAGCCGCCAGCCGCTCACCTTCAATCAATGCGGTTTCGAAGCATCCATGAACACCACCAAACTAGGTGACATCTACTACTATTGGTCAGATGAACTTGTAGCTGGTGACGATAACGAATATCAAATTAAACTAAAAGAATAATATGGCAGAAAAGAAAAAATACAACAGCATCCTTGTAAGTGGGCGCAAAGACCAAACTCTGACATACTCTAAGTACGTCAAGGACGAGGAATCGGGAGAATCCGTAAAGGAATCGCTCGACAAGAAGGTCAATGTCACTGATGAGTTAACAACTCAGCAAATCAAGGATGGTGCTATCACCAACGAAAAGATGGCTGCTGATTCTGTTGGCAACACCAATCTCCAAGATGGTTCTGTCAGCAACGAGAAACTGGAGGACGGAAGTATCACCAATGAGAAGTTGGCAGAGAACTCCATCACCAAAGACAAGTTGCAGGACAAGACCATCGGTGTAGAGAAGTTAGACAATGAGCTTCGTCAGGCTATTGCCGCAGCCACTGGTCTTCCTGAGAATTTGGTAGAAACAATTCAGAACGTAGATGATACACTGAAAAATCATCAGAGACAGCTAGATGATAAGCAATCGCAGATTGATGATAAGCAGCAGCAAATCACCGCCAACGATGAAGATATTTCATTATTGCAGACTCGCAGTACCCAGATGGAAGAGACTATCAAAGGTATTGCTGCTACAGGTGGAGCAAGTCAGGCTACAGCCGTGACTTATGATAATGCTAAGTCTGGTTTGGATGCAGTAAACATTCAGTCAGCCATTGATGAAATCATCAACAACCTTGGTCACTACGAAACCAATGAGGAATGGTTGCGAGCATACACAGATACAGAAGGCAAGTTCCTTTGGGGAATCCGTGTAGATGGTAGCATCGACTGGTCTGTAGGCATCCCAACACCAATCAGAAAAAAGTTGCAGGAGATTGTCACCAAGTGCCAGCAGGATAAGACCGACCTTACAGAAGCCATTGCTACTGCCAAGGAAGAGTTAAACTCATCATTGCAAACCTATCAGCAAACAACAGATGCAAGCATCACAAAATTGCAGGAAGGTAAGGTGGACAAAGAAAAAGGCAAATCCCTCATTGAAGATGAAGTAAAAGAGTGCTTTATGGTAATCGAAAATGAGGAGTTCATCTATGCAGTAATAGATTCAGAGGATAGACTTCTCTTTGGTATTTACAGAGCAACTGGCAAGCCTTACTATCCACAAAATGATATGTATCACATATCACAGAGCGAGGAGTTCCTTTGGATTATTATTGATGCAGCAAACCACCCTTTACTCGGTATCAAGCAAGATGGTACTTGTTGGGCAGCCAAGGCTCAGTGGCTCGATGATATTAAGGCTATCAAGGAAGCTCTTTCAAGTATTGATAAAACTCTCAAAACCTTCCAGCCAAAAGAAGATGGTAAGGGATTGATAACCCTTGATGTTGCAGACAGTTTCTTCTATATTTCTAATGATGAGTATATCATTGCAGTAGTAGATGCTGAAAATAGAATACTTGCAGGAATCAAGTATGATGGAGACCCGTATTTTCCTAATCATGAAATGTACTCTGTTGTAACTAACGAAGAATGGCTCTATGCTATCATTGATGCAGAAGACAAGATTCTTGGTGGCTTCCGTGCTGATGATGGTCACATGATTGTTGGTAGCATTGATATTAGTACTTTTATCTCCGATGCTATTATTGATATATCAGACATCAAAGAGCGTACATCTCATCTTTCTACGATAGACAATGATGAATATCTTTCTGTTGAAACCGATTCAGATGGTAAGGTAATTGGATATACTGCTCCTGATGGCAGTCATTATATCTATAAGGTAAAGTCTGAAACTATCCCAGAAGAGTTTTCTCATATTGAAGACCCTGAGGGTAGAACTGAAATTACAACAGATGCAGAAGGAAAAGTAATGTCTTTTCGTGACTCACAAGGCAAAAAGCACGAGCATGATATGGAAGTTACAAAACTTGATGTATCAAATTTAAATCTTCAAGGAAATAGTGTGAATGACATAGAGGAAGCACTTAAACGTAATGGCTTTTCTTTAAAATCTCCAATGGATTGGTCTGAACAGAATGAACTACAGATACCAGAACCTTATTGTGCTTATGCTGATATAGTTGGAGAATTACCTACTACAAAAGGCAATACCACAAAGGGAATAATTAGTTTCTATGATATGCAGGGAAACTATTTTAAAAAGTATGTTGAAATAGATATTCATGGAAGAACTTCTGCTGATTTTAAAAAGAAAAATTATACATTAGATTTCTATAACGACCAAGATTATTCAGACTCTTTTAATTTGCGTTTTGGGGACTGGGTATCAATGGATAGCTATTATTTCCAAGGATGGTATTCTGACGCATTCAGAGGTATTGATATAATTGGATATAAATTATATCAACAATTTATAAATACATACGGATTCACAAAGGACAAACCTTATAAGGTAGTTAATTATAGCAATGCTACATATAAGTCAAATGATAAAAATGCAGAAATAAATTATAACTTCTGTACTAATGCTTTATGCACTCCTATGGGATTCCCAGTTATACTAAGTCATAATGGTAAATTTATCGGCATTTATACAGTAATGTTGAAAAAGAATAGAAAGAATTTCCAGATGGACAAATCTAACTATAAAGAAGTCTTGTTGGATATGGATAGTGGAAAATTAATTGAAGGACAGTTGGATTGGACTTCCTTCGAGATTAGGAATCCTAAAACATTGATATGTATGGACGGAACCAAATATGATGGTGATAATCCAAAGGAACTAATAGATGAGAGTTCTGATATATACGTATTATCAAACAAGGATATGAATAATTCCATTACAACTAAAAATGCAATTAAAGGGCTGTGTAACGCATATCTTGAAATTAAAAAAGCTATTGAGGATAAAAAAAGTAATGAAGAGATACGTAATATCATATTAGCTCATTTTAATGTAGATTATGTTCTGGACTATTTCCTTTTCTCTAACTTAATTGATAATCAAGATGGTTGGGGTGGAAATTGCCAATGGGCTACTTGGGATTCTACCATCTGGTTCCCTATGCCTTACGATTTAAATGCAACTTTTGGAATGAATCCTTATGGAACTGATGCAGGCTCTCCAAATCATAGTTTCATCGGCAATGAACTTTGTAAAAATATTCGTACTTATTTTAACACAGAATTCAAGAACAGATATAAGGAACTGCGTGATAAGAAAATAATAGACAAAGAAAATATTATTAAGATTTTCTTTGAATGGATTGCCCGTATTGGAACAGACAATTACAAGAAAGAATTCAAACTCTGGGACACTTCACCATCATATCGTTCTTCTTGCTTAAACTCAGAATATTGGGAAAAAACAGGATGGTTCCAAAGCATTTCTTTGTATAATAATGCTGTCTCTTACAGCATAGACCAGCTTGTTCAATATAACGAGAATGGTATTGTAAAAATATTTAAATCTTTAGTTGATGAAAATACTGGAAACTCTTTAGATGATGACACTAAATGGCAAGATGTTACATATACAGAGGGTAAACAATACAATATAGGTGACATTGCATGTTTTTACAAAGATAATTTCATTAGAGTAAAATGTATAAAATCATGTATAAACGAACCTCCAGTTACAAAGGTCTATGATGAACCATACGGGCTATGGGGATATTTTGATGGTGTAAGTAGAATATATAAATGGATTGAAGACAAGATAGAAGTTTATGATTCATTTTTAGATTATAATAATTAATTAAAAAGATAAAAAATTATGAGTAAAGCATTAATTACAAAATTGAATGGAGTTGTAGCTAACGACTCTCTGTATAGATTAGGTGAGTTGCCTTTTATTGTACCTGCCAATGCAACAAAAGAGGGAACTACGGTAGAACTTCTTCTAACAGGTAATAACACCTTTAGAATTAAAAATACTGGCGTTTATAATTATGATAATAATGTTATTGCTACTAAAGATCAAACTTCCTTTACAGAAGAGAGATATAGCAATGCAACCTATCGTTTAGAAAGTGATTCTGCTGGAGGAATATTTGTTGTACCTAACAAGTATAGTATTCAGGAACTGACTACTAATTTAAAGATTGACATTGATGATAATTTCAGATGGTTTAAAGGTACAATTTTATCAGCTCCAGTTTCTATGAATAAAAATGAAGTTGAAAATCTTTCGGGTGAAATGACAAAATTGTTTGTTTCATACGAGGGAGATTTATCCGCTTTTTCTAGATTTACTTCTTTAACTTCTTTAGGGTTTAGAGAAGATAAATTAATTACGGGAGACTTCTCTTCTTTAGGTGCATTAACTAAATTGACGAGTTTGTACTTGAATAACACTTCTTCTTTAAATTTGAAGATAGAAGATTTTGTTAAGGCACAAAGAAACGCTGGTAGGACATCATGTGATAATTTTAGTTTAGCATGTGGAGGCACTTGTGGCGTAACATTTAATGGCAAGCTAATCAGTGAATGGTCAACTAAATTATCATGGACAGATACTCAAATCACCTGCAAGAATACAACTATACAAGGATAGTGTTACGACATTAAATTGAGGAGCCAAAGTATGTGGAGTAAACCATATAGATAAAGAAGAAGGGTGAGTCAAAAGATTCACCCTTTTCTTATGCTGCAAGTAGAAACAACATTAATCATACACCTTAAAGAACTTCTCGCACAAACTCCCCATTATATAACATGGTTCTTCACTCAACATATCTATTCCATCCTGCTCACAGATATGCGCTACAACATGAAGAAGCTCATGACCGATTGTGTTGATGATGCTGCCATCAGATTCACACTCCCCAATGGCAAGCACACTCCTTCTTTCTGATAGGTTGGAATAAGTAAGTCCCCTATCTCCACTCGATAAAGACAGATGCTTATAGGCTTCTGATAAAGGATTTCCGTTGCAGCCAATATCTGAAAGAGCATGGCATATCTCATCGGCATCAGGTGGCTGATAACCTATGAAACATACTATGCTCCAATCATACTTCGGAAGGTTTATTACTCTTCTTATCATAACACATCTTCCCAAGGGATAGGTACACCATTATGGCAGCAGTCTGCATAGAATCGGTTGAAGATAAAACCATCCTTCTGGTCGGCATCATCCACCATATCCTTGATAAACTGGGCTAACTGCTCCTCATCCTTGATGGAAGACTTGTAGAAGTCTGCCCTCGCCATATTAGCCACATATACATGGTCGTAGCCTATCTTATTCTTCACCTCTACACCCTGACCAAGCAGAAGGGCATCCACCTTCTCCTTATCCCAAAACGAGACACTTACATCACGCTTGGAGGAAGGGTCATACTTGTACATCAGGCTCACCGCCCACTCGCACATCTTCTTGCTGAAATGATAGCCATTGTATCTGAGATAAGAAACCATTCCCTCAGGTTTGAGGTCATACATATCCAATGGCATTCTGCATTTTCCCATATTGCTGAATATTAAAGGGAGTCTGGTTCCGACATAAATGCCGCTACCAAAACTCCCAAGTTAAACACTAGCGACCGCCACCATTGTAGCCGCCACCACCTCTTTCACCATAACGGTTCGGGTAGTTCCAATCATCGTTGACGTTATTGAATCTACGTCTGTTCTCACGCTCTTCACGTTCCTCACGCTCTCTTCTCCAATCGTCACGATAATCAGGCATACGCTCACCCATACGCTCCTGCTTCATCTTTTTCAGACAAGACATAGCCTTGCTGCCAAAACCAAGCATAGACTCGATGTTGTCATACAAATCATCGAACTTATCTTCTGTAATCTCAATCATTACCATAATCTTATGATTTTAAGTGAATAGATAGGAGATTACTTGCTCATGGTCTGCTGGAGCCATCCCATCATCTTGTCAATCTTGCCCTCAATGCCTGAAACCTTACCTTCCAGTTTATTGATTTTCTCGGTCTGTTCCTTATCCTTGGCTATCTGGGGGTTGAGTTGCTGTAGCATTCCCTCACAAGAATCAACGACCCTCTTGTGGTAATCTACGCTCTCCAGTATCGCCTTGGATTGTCTCAGCATGGCATCAACCTCAGTACTCATGGCATCCTTGTTGTCGCTAACCACAAGGTTCTTGTCGTTCGCTATCTGCCCGTTTGCTGGCAGTTGCTTGAAATCCACTTCCTCGTCACCCAGCTTCACCTTCACGTCCACTACGGTCTCCATAGGCTGAGGAGTAAAGCCGTTGTTAAAGGTAGGGTATTTCGTCTGAGGATTGCTTACTGAAACCACCTGACCGATTCGCAAGTTCGGGTTCTCGCCCTTGTCTAGGACATAGAACAAAGAGTTAGTTCTTAAACCTTGAAACATAATGTAATCTCCTATTATCTATTCTTGTTAAACAATACCCGACATCATCTGTAGGGTGTTAGTATCTCTCTCAAACCAGAACTGATAAACACCAGTTCCCTGCACGTCTGCAACCGTCAATGGTGCGCCATTATACTTGGTCACAGCCTGAGTACTTCCGTTGGTCTCGAAAAGAATAGGCAGCGTACCAGTCGTTCCAGTCGGAATAGCCTGCATCAGGTTCACGAAAATCGTTCCTCTGTAGCTGGCATTCAGGAAGGCGTGGTTTTTGAACGAGAAAACAACATTGTTGGTGTTCACAACCACGCCCGTAGAAGCGATAGCTGCAGAACCATTACGATTCACCCTTGTATATGGTCTTAACCAAAACATAGCAGCCTCCTTTCCTTATTAACCCCAGAATCCATTGTTAGCAGCATTCAAACCATACAAGCCAGCCTGATAAGCTACGCAGTTAGGAACCGCAGTAAATGGGCTGTAAGGAGTTGTTACGGTCTCAGGCAACTTACACTTGATACCAGCCACCTCGTTCTGCAAGCCAGCCAATACCTGATTGATAGGAGCCACAGCCTGACCCACAATCTGAGAGGTCATAGCAGAAGACTTGAAGGTGCTGTTCTCCTCACGGAGTGCATCAATCTTGTTCTGTAACTCTCTCATTTCAGCTTGCTTCTGACCATCAACGATGGTCTGAGTGCTATCCTTGATAGCGTTGTGCAAGTCACAAGTCTGTCTCTGAGTCTCGTAAGCTACGTTAGAGAAACCACGCTCCTGACCATTAGCTACGTTGTTGATGGCATTCTGCAAGGTTCCAGTCTGCTGGCAGATAGCCAAGCGGTTCTCGCAGCAGCAGTTTGCAATCTGCTGAGCAATCTGCATATTACCCTGCTGCAAAGCATTGATTGTCTGCATACCGCTCATACCAACCTGATTACCTACACTCTGAACCTGAGAAGTCAAGGCAGAAATAGCACTCTGAATCTGACCTTCTGTGCAGTTCAACTGAGTAGCCAAATTGCTTAGTGCATTTCGGTTGCCACCGATGGCATCCATCAGGAGACCACGACCATAGTCATTGTTAATCTCGTTGGCGAGACCACCACGACCATTATTTCCGAAACCTCCCCAGCCGTTACCTCCCCAGCCCATGAGGAAGAAAAGGAAGATTACCCACATGAACCATCCACCTTCGCCACCGAAACCATTGTTTCCCTTCATGGCAAGAAGGACATTTGGGTCAACACCCTGCTTCTGGAGCAGAGGCGCAAGAAGACCGAGCATCCCATTATTAGATGTTGAGCCTTCGTTTCCGAATACATACGTTTTACTTTCCATATTATCCTGAATCTTTTGTTAAACATTAATTGATTAATACTACGTAACGTTACGAGCACAAAGTTACGAATAATATGGATAGATATAGATAAACTCGCAAAATATTATATAAGTGCTTGATGAGCAAAGATTTATGATTACGTAAAAGGTCATAAATATACAGGAGGGGGCGATTGGGTCTCTCCTATATATATAAAATGTGTAGCTACTTCTAGAGGTTTATTCCATACTTTCGTGATAGCTTGCGGAAGAAAGCCTTCTTGTTGGCAAAGTATCGGATGAGCGACTTATTCCACTTCTTTTCATGCCCGAACTGGTCATGGATGCCTTCGGGTATCTTGCCATCGTGAACATACTTCTCGAAGGATGAGATAGACTTGCCCATTTCGTGAGCACACCAGCCCTTGTTGGCTTGTGTATCATTCATCATGGCAGTAAGGAGTGCCACAAGTTCCATATCTCCCTCCGACAGACCGCAAGGGATAGGCTTGCCCTCTGCTTGGGCAACTGCTGATTCATGTGCCTTATCTGCGAGAGCACGAAGTCCAGCTTCGATGATGCTGTAATTTACTAATTGCGACATAAGCATATAAAATTAAAATGATTGTAATCAGGAACATATCACAATAGTACATATTGTTTGTGATAACGATAGAGCCGAACATGATGTGTATTACGTTGACTCCTGCTGCATATAAGAGCGGTATTCTCCACTCCACGCACAATCTGTGCAGTACCTGACCTTTCCAAAGAGAAATCGGGTAAAGAATGTAAGTGATGAAGTAGAAGAACCAGATAGGTTCCTCGTTCTCTTCATACCACAGCGTTATCTCCATCTTGCTGTCGTAGAACTGAGATACACTATACCATCTGAAAAGCATGACCAATATAGGCGCATACTTGAAATAAAGCAAGTCCGTCTTAATCTTGCTGCGTTCAGGGAGTAACTTAGTTATCTCTCTAAACAAATTCCTGACCCGTTGGTCTTCGTCTTCTTCTTTTCTCATAAGCCATTGTTTTCTAAAAGTTTATATGATTGAGGTTCTTTTACTTATTTAATAAAAAATCTTAGAGGTGGCAAATATAATAATAAATTAGGAAATAGCTACATTTATACACAACTTTAAAAGTTAAACTTTGTAAATACTTACAGATTGATAGATTCACACAAGAAAAAGGGGTAAAAAGTTTCAGATTGAAAGCAATTATCCCCCGAAAGCATAGCACTTTCAGGGGATAGTCATATATGTATTACTTCTTAGCCTTTGCCTTCTGGTTAGCCACAACTACCTTGTTAGCCTTCTCCAGCACGGAAAGAATCTTCTTTCTCAGGTCACGAATCTGCTTCATGTCCTCAGCGTTGTAGGCATCCTTGCCATCATCCAAGAAACCTTTCTTCAACTCTGAAATCTCCTGCTTGTCAAGGGAAATCTCGTCAATGGCATCAATGGCAGCCTTGTTGGTGTTGTAGTAGGCATCGCTCTCATTTGGGGCATTATCTACAATAGAATCATATCTAGTCTTGAATGAGTTTAACTTTTCAAAGAGTTGTTTCAGTTTCATATCCTCAAACTCATCCATAGGGGTAGCATGATTATTATAGATGTCCTCAGCATTAAGTTGGTGTGGTCTATACTCATCACCGCTCTCCTCAGCACGTTCCTTCTTTCTTGCCTCCTTGTAATCTTTTACATCTTTCTCATACAACTTGTAAGTCTTGTATTCCTCAGAGCCATAGAAACGTTCAAGCAGGGAATAATCTCCATCAATCTTAGCTTGTTTCTTCAACTTGCTAATTGTGTTGGAAGCACGGTCGTAGTATTCCTTCTTATCCCAGAACTCATCTCCCTGCTTTTTGCTGACTGGTCTATCATCAGGGTTGCTGACAAACTTGCTTACCAATGGAATATCAGCCACCTTGATTTCCTTCCGGTCATTGAGCGACTTGGTAAGCAAACCGAGCACCTGACTGCCCATGGTGTAAGCACCACCGAGATAAGAAGACAATACATGGTCAACCACAGCAGGGTTATTCAGATTGTATCTTGGGTCACCGAAAGCATCAATGCTGTTCTGCTGCACATCTGGATAGTCGTTTCCGATTGAGTTAACCATCCTTGATGCACGTACCAACCAATCAGGAGTGCCCACGTATGCCTTGGTAAAGTTAGGGTCATACTTGTTATACTCTGTCTCCTTGAATAATGGCTTGCCAGTAAAGTCTACATTGAAAGCCAACTCAAAGACTGGGCGAATAGCATTCGGCATCAGACTGACAGCAATATTGCCATCATAGCCAGTAGGGTCAAGCGGAAGCATATCAACAACCTGACCAACCAAATCCCAACCATAGTCTTCCCAACTCTCCTCAGCCAATTCTCCACCCATCATCTTGGATGCAATCATATCACCCAAACCGTAGAAAGCACGGAACTCCTGAGCAAGAGGAATCTTCACGAACTCATGAGTAGTAGGAACCCACATAATAAAGTTGTTTCGTCTATCCCACTTGGAGAACTGCCAGTACTTCTTAGATATATCTTTGTACCAATCCTTATCATCATCACCATCGCCACCCAAAAAGGCAGCACCCAACTGCATTAGAGCGACATTAACAATAGGTACGAGTACACCACTCGCCAACCACGATGCAGTAACAGCCGTGAACTTGAAAGGATGATGCTTGGCAAGCGCACCCAAGGTCTGCAAACTCTGTACTGCTGGGTTGATGAAGAGATAGAGATTTCTAATAGTCTGCCAGCTATGTTCTCCAGTACCCTTGCGGTTGAAGTTCAGGGTCACGTCCTTGGCATCATTCACCGCCTCATCAATGGAACGTCCATACTGAATAGAGGTCATGTAGACTGCAAAGCGGTTACTATCCTCAATCATTCTGTTCAGGAACTCGATACTATCCATGATTGTGTGACTAACCTTTACTGGGTTCGCCTTCCATCTATCCAAATCCTTCAAGTCGTTCTTGAATTTCTTCTTCAAGTCTTCCACGTCAAGCGAAGAGACAAAGCCAGTTTCACCACCATTCATCATGAAGTCATAGAACATCTGTTCCTTTGGTGTAGCGTTTCCGTTGTTTACCTTATCTCTCAACTTTCCGTTCTGAAAATCTCTCAGCATGAATCCGAGATTCCAAGAGGTAGCAAGATTCTTTCTGAGCAGATAGTTGTACTTTGCATCCTCACGGATAGCTGTAGATGCCAGCGTCATGGTCAGGTCTCGGAAGTAGTTGGAAGGGATGAAGAGAGGTGAAAGACTGGTATAGGCAGCAGCCATCTTTCTACCAACAACAGCAATAACCCTCTTACTGATACTATTTTTGATTCCTTCACTCACTCGGTGTGCTCTGGTATTGTTCATCGCCTGAGCCAACTGAGGGTCACCATTCACATAGATAACGTACTCCTCGCCATCCTTCATCACTCTTACCTCATGCTCTCTCTCCTCGCTGTGAGTCTGAGGATAGGCTATGTTCAATCCGTCTCTCTTCTGAGTAGCATCACCAGCCTGAGCCATCTGCTCCATCTTCTTCTCGAAAGCATCAATGGCAGCCTTCACCTGATTACTATTCATCTGAGAACTAATCTGCGGTGTAGCAGGAATCCACTCTTCGTTGCCATTATCATCCACACTCTTCACGTACCAAGCCTTGCTTAGGGTAAGAAGAGAGGTAGGATGATTCTGAGCCAATAGCATCAGGTGTTGCTTCACCCAGTTCTTGTTGTTCAGCAGGATTCCACTCTCTGCCATATTCTCGATGTATGCGATAGGGTCATCAGCGATAGAGGTTCGTCCATGTGCCGTTTTCAAGGTCTGATTGAACGCACCCTTGCCGACACCAACATAGTCCCATACTTGGTCGGCAGTAGTGCCATCCCAGCCACGGAGAGGAATATAATGGCTATACATATCTCGCACATACAGATAAGTATCTTTACTCATCATGCCAGCCTTATAGCCATCACGGAGAATCTTCTTGGTAGCCGCATTCGTTGCATCCCAGAGGTTGTGAGTCTCGGCTACATACTTATCCTCAATATCCTTTACCAGTTTGTAGGCAGCTTCCTCAAAGTCAGAACCACCTAATAGCTGAGACAAGCCTGAGTAATCAGAGACGATACCATTCTCATCATAACGATAGTCCATATAGGAAGGAGAGTATTTCGTTCTGAGAGCGTTGTCTCTCTGTCTCCAAGTAGTGAAATCTACTCTACCAAACTCTAGGTCGCTATCATTAATGATACGGTTCATATCGCCCTTGTAAGCCTTGTATGCCGCACTTCTCTGAGCCACGTCCTCATAGTCAGCATCCAGTGACTTCTTGAATGCCATCTGAGCATCACGCTCCAAGCCATGCTTAGCCATCATGTAGATACGTACATTATCATAGCTATCACCCAGTACCTTCTTCATCTGATGATAAGCCTTTCTAAGTGGCTGCAAGAACTCGTTGTTGTACTCCTCAAACTCGTTCTTACCCTTGCCGTGACTTCTGTTCTCGGCAGTATAGGCATCCTCAGCCATGTTCAGGCGGTCAACACCCACTTCCTTCATGATAGCTTCCTGAGCCTTACGGATAGCCAGCATACTATCTTGGAAAGCGATACGTTTGAGGACGGAGCCACGCTGCAACTCTCGGTTGAACTCTCCAAGGGCAGTATCATCACTCAAAAGATGCTGCTCGTAGGTTGGAGCAGTCTTCCAAAGAGCCATCTGCTTGCGGTACTCGTCCACTCTCCTCAGGAAGTCAACGGCACTCTCGCCAGCGTTGCGTTGTGGGATGGTTGGTCGCTGGGCATCCTTAGGCAGATTATTATCCTTTTTCCACTGGTTCAGGTCATGCTCAAACTTGTCATAGCGCAAGGAGAATCGGGTATTACCCACGATATTGGCATTGTTCTCATCGAATATCACGTAGTTGTAATCGCCTTCCTTTGCACCGCCAAATATAGTACCAGCCTTATACTTGATACCATTGAAGCCAATAGAAGACAGGAACTTACTAACTGCACGACTAGCATTTACATCTTTCCACTTCTTAGTTTTTCTTAAAGCATACATTAGAAAATCATAGGCATTACCGCCAAATGAACCATCAAAAGAAAAACCACGCTTTTTAAAGTCGGCAAAATCTATTTTTAATCGCCTTAATTCTTTAATGATTGTATTCTTCTGTTTATCTGTCAAAGGAGCATCCCAATCAAGATAATCTCCATTATCATCAGGAATATCCACATCATAAAGGTAAGCAATATTATCAGGAACAGCTATTTCCTCATTCTTCTTTGCAAGAATATTGCTAAGTTCCTTTAAATCATCATCATCAGGGAACATTTCTAGAGCAGAAGAAAGGTCTTTTCTCATAGCATCCAATCCCTTGTTTACATCTTTATATTTATAGATATATTGTCTTACCATATCTTTGTTATTGGCAGACATATCTGTCACAAATTCAAAACCGCCATTATCTTTCCTTATCTTGGCACGTCTTGTGTAGTCCTCAGCAATATCCTTAGAGTTAGTAACATAACCACCCCATCCAAATGCTTGTGAACCTTCGCCTTCACCCATGTGGCTGAAATCGAACTTGTCAAAGCTAGCACCAGTACCATGATAGGTACGGATGCTAAACTTAGGGTCAGAGCCAGTAAGCAGAGGAGCAATCACATGTTCCGTCAACTGGGTAGGGATTCCGTTGCCGATGATGATATGGCTCAGGTTCTCGGAGAATGGCATCTTGTAATCATCGCTCACTCCTGATACTCTTGCGAGCACTCTTCCCATGGCACGATATACCTTACCATCAGGCATCACAATCACATCACCACTCTTCGTTCTGAGTGTTGGCAGCAGTTCATCAGCGAAGGCATGAGGAACCTTGCCGTCAGCATAGGCACTACCCATCACATACAATGGCTTGTCAATGTTTCTCCAGTCAATGCCATCAGCCTTCAAGCGAATATCCATCCAAGGAGCCACACCATTCTTCTTCTCTGTCAAGGTCGGGATAATATCAGCCACAGCTTCATACCATCCGCTCTTGCGTGCCATCTTCTCAGGCTTGGCAGGAAGTTTACCATCACGAACCGCACGGACAATCAATCTCTCTCGGTTTGTGTAGCCGCCATAGTCAGCAGCATTATACACATCTGCATCCCAAGTATAGCCGTTGGCATCCAGAGCATCGGTGATAGTCTTCATCGCTTCGGAATCCTTATATCCCTTCACGTTCTCAATGGTCACAACCTTTGGCTTAATAGCATTGATAAACTCGGCAGTACTAGCAGCAGTCTCCTTGTCAAGTTCCACCTCAGCATGGTTACTCTTTGCCTGAGAGTAGTTCTTGCAGACTGGGCTGGCATGGAAGTACTCCACCTCGCCATCTATCTGCTTAACCAACTCCTTAGGGTCAACATCACGAACATCAGCAGTAACGATGTGCTGCCCGAAATTGTTGCGATATACGCCGCTTATCTTCTCATCATACTCCACCGCCACCACTGGGTCGATGATACCCTTCAAGCCTTCCTCAACAAGACCGCCACCGCTAAAGTATGTTCCAGCCTTAATGAGAGTGCCATCCTTCAGGGAGAATTTAGGTTCCTCGCCAGCAATCTCTGCCTTGCAATTCTCGCCCAGAGCCTGAGCAATATGAATCATCTTCTTGTTAGCCATCTTCCAGCCGCTCGGCATATCCTCAATAGCAGTCTTGATAGCATCATCCACCTCATCAGGAGTGTTCAGACTCTTCAAATCCTCAGCCATATCTGCCGCCCCACTCTCCTTTCCGTCAGCCATATCACGGAGGGAGAAGGACACATCACCCACACCCAAGAAAATCTGGTCTTTACGAGCCACGTCCTCAGTAGATTCAGCGAGAGTTTTTCTTCTCTCCTCAGGAGTCATGTTCATTCTTTCCTGCACATTTCTTGCCTCCACCTCGCCAGCAAGTGACTTGTAGCTATTGAAATCATCATTCTTCATGTAGGCATCATAAAGACCTCTGTTCTTCTCTATGAGAGCCTTCGCCTCATCTTCCTTACCTTCTGCTCGTAGCTGCTTAATCTGTTTTGTGACCTCATTAAACCTCTTCTTGACTTCACCTCTAATAGTTGTAGGACTACCTCCAGTGGCAAATCCCTCAATACCTTGAATAGCATGCTGAATCTCGTGATTCAATATGTCATTCATATATTTCAACTCATCAGCATGAATGGTTATGGTGTTGGTTTTTGAATCATATTCACCATGTGAAGGCATATCGTTCATAATGGCATCCGTATCAATACGAACACCCTTCAACTGAGGATAAGCCTTAAATAATTCAGGTGCATCAATCACATCAAATAGTTTGCCGCCATTCCAGAGCATATCATCCTCGTAACGCTTAACGATGTGTCCACCGCCTACGTCCATCGTGTCCTTTATCTTGGCATCAGGCATTTCGTATCTCCACTTGCCATCAGCACCACGCTCCCAGCCAGTAGCCATCTTGATAGCCTTGGCATCCTTCTTCTTCTCTTCCATCTTGCGAGCCACAGAGAGGTTATCCATACGGAAAGTACGCTCCTCTGCCTTGTCAGCAGCAGCCGCACCACGCTCGCCAGCGAGAGAGAAACGGATATTGTCGCTACTATTGATAGCATCCATAGTAACCTTCTGTCTATCCTCAGCATTTCCACGCTCATAACTGCTCACATCAATGCCAGCCTTCTTCAAGGCATCTATAACATCACTTGGAGTATCGCTAGGAACGATAGCCTTCTCAAACTCATCAAGTCCGTAAGGTCTCATAAACTTGGTTTCAAAATAGAACACCTTATAGTCTTTCTTGATTGTATCAAGCAACTTATTGTATCTATCCATCCACTCATCAGATACCTCAATATTATAAGCCTTCTTCAAATACTCCTTTTCATTTCCCTTATGGTCAGTAAGTTCAACCATACGAGAAACACCGCTATCATCAAACGCATATCTGTTATTAGAGCCAACACGGATTTCATCAGACAATTCCAAGAACTCCTTGGTAATCTTGTCTTTTATCTGATTATGTCTCTCATCGCCAAAAGGAATCAACTTATCCTTGGCATTCTTCATGGCAGAAAGCGTATTAACCTCAGGAGAGTTCTTTGCTATGAACACACCAAGTTCTGAGCCGAAGGCAGTATAGCCGCCAGCCACACCCTGTTTCTTCATGAGCTTCACAGCATTTTCTATAGTATTAGGGATATACTTAGGCTTACCGCTAGGTGTAGTGCCATTATAAAGCATTTCCTCAACACCATATTCCTCTGTCTTCTTATCCAGCCAAGATGGGAAATCATCAGATAACTTCTTATTATCCTCCACCTTCTTCTTTGCAGTCCCCATCGTGTCGTGAACATCTACCTTTCCATTCTTTCTGTTATTGCGAACCACATCATTCACGAAATCAGCAGCGATATAGAAGTTCTCCACGCCTTCAAGTTCTTCAAGACGTTTCTTCTTCAAAGCAACAAGCAAATGATTACCCTGCTTTTCTGCACTTGCGATACGAGCCTTCAATTTCTCACGTTGAGCATCTACGTCATTATCCTTGCCAGTAGCCTTATTCATCAGTTGAATCAGTTCTGCTACCTCTTTATCAGTATAATCTTTTTTGTTGCCATTATCTGAGATACGCATCACCTCGTTGGTAATGTCGTTGTCATACTTGCCAGTCTGATAGATAGTTTCAGGATTCATGCCATTATCAAACAAGTAGTGCCAGTACAATCCGTCACGAACATCGCCACTTGACAAATATCCCTTCCAGCTTTCTCTTACATTGGAATAGATACCATTATCAACATCACCAAGTTTCACGTTCATGTCGGTATTGAAAGCCTTCTCGCCCTGCTTATTCATGATTCTCTCCACCTGAGGATAGGTAGGTGTCCAAGCATCAGCCGTGAAGGTTCCAGCATTCTTGCCTGTTCTCTTAGCCAGCTTCTCAGCCTTAGGAATCAGGGTAATCTCTCCATAATCAGAGTATATTCCGTTCTTGGAGTCAACAACACCCATAGAAGGAGCAGCAAAACCGCCCTGCTTGATAGCCTTTCTTAACTTGTCAACGCTGATGTTATGCATACCAAACATAGTTTTTTCGTCCTTCAATGAAAACTTTTCGCCATTTTCCTTGGCAGTTTCAGAAGAATTATCTATCTTTGCAGCAGAACCTTCGGTTTGGGAGAGAGCGGTGTCACCTTCCAACGAAGTAGCGGCAGTGTCTGTCCTCTTGTCGCTTGCCGAAGTTTCCTTTTTAAATGCAGTCAACAACCAAGATTTTCTTTCTCCATCCCAAGTAAGACGAACACCAGCCTTATGGGTTTCACTTTCCAAGTTTACACGATTCTTACTGCTTGAAACTACACGCATATCATTCAGAATCTCCTGCAAATTATCAAGAACCTCAGGATGATACTTCACAAGTTTAGAAAGACCATAGCCATCACTATGTCCAGTTCCTTCTTTGCTCCAAACCAAATCAATATCACCAATGTCCTTGTGATGAAGAGCACCAACAGCTTCTCCACCACGAACCTTCTTCAAGAACTCTATAGCAGCTTTAGCTTTACCACGGAACTGATTGTATATATTTCCAAAAGCGCCAACACCAACTGGCTTGATTTCAGCAGCCCCAACTTTAGTGTTGCTCATGCCATCAATGAGATTATCAACCATACCATAGCTATCAGCCACCGCCTTCTTCAAAGCAGCAGGAATATCGGCAGGAACATCTTCCTTTCTTCTCATTCTTCTAACCACGTAGTCAATAGCTTGGGCAGCATCAGAAGTAAAGATGCCAGTCTTGTAGTTGTACGACTGGGCATTGTTCATACCATAACCAACATCATGTGTCTCATGTGGGAGATTCTGCATTTCGGTCAGCACCTCTAACACCTTGGCATTGTCGGCAATACCCTTCATGTTGCCAATGGCAGCACTAACAATCTGGTCAGCCTCATCATCAAGCAACCCCTGCTTGGTAGCCGAAGACTTCACCTCATTGTCCGAGATATTAGGATATACCTCAGTAGGATGAGCCACACGACCATCAGGCAAAGTGATATAGTATCTTAGTGGACGATTTGTAATATCGCTCACTACATAGCTATCAGCAGTTGGCTCATATACTCTCTTCTCCTTGCCGCCAGCAGTCTCTTCGATGTGATAAGGAACACCATTCACCTTATACGCATCCGTCAATGTAGAAAGAACTTCCTTCTTCTCCTCATCACTGAGTTTCTTGCCAGCTTCATAGCGGACTGGTTTTGACTTCAACGAGAACTTAGGAGCATCAGCTATCTCCTGATTGATGCTGTTCACGACATCATCAGTAACAATATCGCCCTCCTGAATCTGCTGAGGTTCACGACCAGCATTCTTCACAAGTTCCGCTTGCTCTGCTCTGGTCAAGATACGGTTCACCTTCATCGCACCAGTAATCACCCAAGGGTCAGTCTCAGGGTTCGGGTTGGTACGATACATATAATATCCATCAGTAGGCAGATGTTTCAAGCCAGCCAATGAATGCTGATACTTGCCCGATGGATTGATACCCTCTTGGCGAGCTTCCTCCTGATAATCTACATCAGCAGCATACTCCACCTCAGCGAAGACGAAATTCTTAGGGAAGAGAGTCTTGTTTCCCTCAGCATCCTTACGGTTGAACTGGATAGCATAAGGCACAACACCAAGATGCCATCCTGGTCTATAGGCTAACTTGCCGCTACCGCCTTGTGTTCCCTTGCCGCCCTGCTTAACCTGAGGTCTGCCAGTCTTGCTTTCTCCTGCAATAGGAGCCGCATCAGCATCGAGCCATACACCAACTGGAGTAGCAGCACCATCAGGGTTCGCTACCATTGGTGGATAGAGTTTGCCATCCTTCAATACGAACACCTTGTAGCCGATACCCTTCTTCTTAGGCTCAGGCTTCTGACGGAGAGAGAATGAAACATCTTCGCCAGTCTCAGAGTTCGTTACCTCGCCCTTGGCAGTATCAACGTATGCCTTTTCAACGATACGCTCCAAAGCATCTACAGACTTGTAGAAGTCTCCATATAACAGACCCTTTATCTTCTGAATAGCATGAAGAATCGTTGCCAATACAGGATGATTTAGACGAAGAGAGAACTTTTGTGCCAAGTCAAAGTCATTAATAAACTTTCCTAATTTATCAGCAACAACCTCCTCAACGTAATCATCAATATTGTTATATCCAGAGATACCATAATAGTTTTGGTAAATCTTTGCCAAGTCTTCCTCAAACTTCTTCCTTGTTGTTATCGCCATAGCAACCTTAACAAGTTCTTTGTATGCCTCAGGATTCTTCTGCTTGATGGCATGAGTCATTTCGTGACCAAAGACAAACTGGGTAGCCTTCTCTGTGTCAAGAGCAAGATACATGGTTCCATTCTCTATCCAACCATTTGACCTTGCGCCCATATAAAGGAACTGAACCTTCAATCCCATCTTCTTACACAACTCCTTAATAGCCTTGTGTACATGTTTAGGCATATCAATATCCAAGATGTCATTATCGTCCACCTTGTTGTCATTGATAAGTCTCTGTCTGTCTTCATTGTCGTTTATATCATACGTCTCACCGCTCTTTCCTCCTTCGATTTCAAACGGAACCTTATCCTCGCTAAGTTGCAAGCCAAGCGGATTCTCGTCCGTTGCATCATCAGGAACCTCAGGAGTATTTATATTATCATTTATATTGTCATTTTTCTGCTCATTATCCGTTTCATTAGACAAATCATTAGATTCATTATCCGATTCATTATTCAACTTCGCCTCTGACTTCGCCTTCGACTCAGCCTTTTCATCCGACTTCGCCTTCAACTCGGCCTCTTGCTCAGCCTTTTGCTGCTCAGCATAGGCTGCATTCTCCTGAGCACGTTTCTGCTCTTCAAGTATGTTCTCTGCCTGAGCAATGCGAATATTTTCAACAAAATTCCTTGCTTCCGATGCCTTGAAACCGCTATTGAGCACACCGATAAGTGCGTTGCGAATATCCTGAGTATCGAGTGATTCAAGGTTAGATGGACGATTCTCCCATAGAATATGAACGAGCGCATCAATAGTAGTTCCCTTACCATCAGCAGCGAGCAACTGAGTCTTGGCAAAGTCTTCTCTGCTCAATCCAGTCTCCTGCTTAACACCCTTGCTTGTCTCTGTACCCTCATAGTTAAGAGAGTGAGCACCGAGGCTGCTAGCCACATACTCCTCAGCAGTAAGCGGAATCGTATCTGTCACGTCAATGCCAGTACCATCATACAGACGATGAAGGAGAGAACCGATGGTATCTCGGTAGAGTTGTGATACAGCATCATCCTTCACAGCACTCTTCAAACGAGCGAACTTTCTTCTTGCCTTCTCAATAAGTTCCTTTCTACCCTCAGCAGTATCTTCCACCTTGGCAAGTTGTCGTTCATTATAAGCATCACGGATAGCGATAGCAGAGTCATAAGCCGCCTGAGCATCAGCAATCGCCTTCTCCTTTGCATCCTTAGCTGCCTTCTGCTCCACGAAAGTCTTGCCCTTCACGGTCATGTTGCTAGCCTTGTCGAGTGCCTTCTTTGCATCAGACACATATCCAGATACGATACTATCTGCATCCTCACCAAACTGGGAGTCATACAACTCAGCAGTCTGTGCGGCAGTCAGCTTCGAGAAGTCAGGATTGCCATCCTCCAGCATAGGCACGATGGTTCCATCTTCAAGGGTAATGGCAGGAGCAGCAGGATTCTGTTCTGTTGCAGGAGTCTCTGCAGATTCAGGAGCAGCAGTCTCGCCCTCTATTGTCGGAGTCTCCACCTCTATCTCACCTCTATTCTCTCCACTATTATCCTCTATCATTGAGGATTCAGCAAAAGCTTGCTTATACTCATCGAGTGTCATAGTAGTAGCAGTTCTCACATCTTTCTTATTGACCGCATGAGGAATAAGAGAGCCATCACTTGTCAATTCCATCACCTTAGCTTTTGCACCAGAATCACGGATAAGAAACAACTGGGAGTTTGGATATTTTGTATTACCATCCTTGCCGAGTACATCAGCAAGCACCACGTTTCCATTGTCATTAAGTATCTGATTGAAATCAAATGAAGGTTGAGTCTGTTCAGTCTCCTGATTTTGCTGCTCTGCACGTTCCTTCTCCATCTGTTCACGCTGAGCCTTTGCTGCTTGCAATCTCTGCTGGTCAGAAGCATCCTTCATCTTCTGCAACTCTTCGAATGAGACTGGAACATTTACATTCTCACCTTTGACAAGTTCAGTAGATAAGTTGCCATCAATAGTAATCACGGCAGTACCATCACCATTATCAGCCAGCACTTCATAAGTATGTTCTGTTCCATCTGCATCAACGGTCTTGAACTGAGTACCTACCTCAACAACACCATCAATGATACCAGTAGTTTCTTTGATAGCCTTCTCCTTGGCATCAGCCATAGCCTGACTTCTCACTTCATCAGCATTTTCCTCACTACCGAGTTCAGCAAACATCATGGCATCAGCATGCTCAACCGTATTAGTAGTTGGGTCATAATACAGAATCATATCATCGCTATTACCAATGTCAATAGAACCATCTTCATGGGTAGCAATATTACCATTGATGATATATACACCATAATCTTCCAAGCCGCCAGTAGCCTTGATGGTAGCATTTCGGATTTTATTACTAGACTTGTCTGTGTACATGTCAACCGCTTGTGCTGCTCTCTGCACTTCCAAGTCTATCTGGTCTCTTGCGTTATCAATCACACCTTCATAGCGAGCAGTAGATAACTGGTAGTCATAAATAGCCCTATCAATATTATCATCACGACCAGAGAGTGCTTCAAGTTCCTCATCACTCATGGATGCCAACTGCTGCTCTGATATACCGAGAAGTTGAGCAAGAGACTTCTGTTTGTCTTCTTGGTCTAGCTGAATCTCATGTGTATCATAGCCGTAAGCATCACGACCCTGCTGGTATGCCTGATTCTTCTCCATATTCTTCACAGAGACGCCTTCACCTTTGTCTTCAACTGCCTTCTTTGCTGCAAGCATATTACCAATGTCATAGCCACGCATGATGAGCAAGTTCTGAATATACTCACGCACTGGCTGTCTGTTCTTACCAAGAGCAACATCACGATTGATTTTGTTTACCATTTCAGGAATATCCTCGTTTGTTGTAGCATCAATCTGATTACGGAGTTCTTCCCACTTCTCCTTACCGAGCAACTGAGACAAATTCACATCAGCCTTGTCTAGCTTATGCTTATAGGAATAATACTGCTTGGCATTATAAGCATGGAAAGGAGCAACAGCGCCCTTCATCAATCCGATAGACAAGAGCATACCGCCCCATATCTGTGACTGCTGCTTTTCATCCCACAAGTCAGAGATTTTATTGTCACCAGTAAAGACCGTGTTGGCGATGATACCCAACTCTTCCTCCAGAGACTCACCGACAATGCTATTGAGTTCCACATTACCAAGTGTTCTGTCAGCACCAGCCTTCAAGTATCTTGCATTCTTTGATACCTTATTATTAAGCAAGAAGTCAATCACCTTGGAAACATTCTCCATGTTGTACTTGTTGATAATTTTCTTGCCACCTTTGGTAACGAAGTTCTTCAGGATAGTACCCACAGCATCAATGCCACCGCCAGCCAACTCTGTAGCAAACTCAATAGTTTGAGCCGCATCACCCTTTGCAAGGGCAGTAAGGAAGTCTTCGCCGCCTTCATGCACAAGGTTACCATCACTATCAAATGTGCCGAACTTGTAGTTACCCTGCTCATCCTGATAGACCTGACCCGTATAGCGGTTAATCACGTCATTAGCAACATTTCCGAGACCAACCGTATTAGCTTGGGCAGCACCAACGATTCCATACTGGATAGCCTTGCCGAAAGCCTTTGTCGTAAGACCAGTTACCTTACCGATATAGTTTGCTATATGAGCACTAGCCATTCCAGTAGCTTTCTCCATAGTACCCAATGCCACCTTTGAAGCAGCACCCTGCACGACCTTGCCAATAGCGTTACTCATACCCTTGGAGAATCCTGCACTAGCTACCTGCATCATAAAAGGAGCCATATTGGTAGTAATAACACCACCAGTGTACATCCATCCCTGATTGTCACCATACTGACTCTGTGTATCGCTATTCTTTACCGCTTGCTGCATCAGCATATCTCCAGCTTCAGTATGAACACCATTATCCAAATCCTGCTTGGTCGCAAGCAAGGAGCCAGCATTGATAAGGTCAGACGCACCGCCAGTCAGGAATCCAGTATCTTTGGCAGCATCATACATTCCTCTAAAAAAAGAATGATTGTCAAAGATTGCACCATTTCTTGAATCCTGTTCCAACTGCAAGAGTTCTCTTCTCTTACGATTGTAGTCACCAGCAGCAAGAATTTGTCGGGCTTCTGTATTCTCCAAGATACCATTGTTGGTAGTAACACTATGAGGAGTACCAGCGATACCGCCACCCCTAGTCATATTGCCCCATACGCTACCGACCTCATCAGTAGAACCAATGAAGGACTTGAACATATCGCTAATCTTTGCTGCATCCTTGTCGGCATCAGCCATCTGGTCATGCAGTTCATTCTCCCAGTTCTTTGTTGCCTCCTGAGCATACTCCCTATCAAGGTCTTCTACGGTCTTGGCAGGAGTAATGGCAAACTCCTTTCCAGTTGGCTTACCTTTCTGATTCACAACCTTTGCGACAACTGGCTTACGGACATTGTTGGTTGCCCTTACAGCCTGACCTACCGCTCTATGAGTAAGTTCTGACGCTCTGCTCTTGTTTGGGTCAACAGAAGAAAACATTTGCTGACGATACTTATTGACTGTTGGAGTACCACCAAGTCTTAACTTTCGTCTGAAATCCTCATAAGTAGGACTATCTATAATGCCGTCTGCCCTGAGACCATCATAAATATCCTTTCTTATCTTATACCCCTTATTACCCGGAGTCAAGAATACTTTTCGGAACTTATCTCTATCACTAGCAGCACCTTTCGCCTGCATTATTTCAAATAACTTATCTACATTATCTGGCATAATATTACTCTTTAAAATCCGTACTTTTTGGCTAATTGCTTAGCTCGACTATTGCTACTCGTAGAACCTCCACCATGGGACGAACCCTTCTGTGTTCTGTAAGCCTCTACTATTGTCTGTGCATTTTGAGGAACACCAGCACGTTTCAAACTCCTAGTAACCGCTCTTACTCCATTAGGGTCTTTAGTAGTTAAACCAGCGAGAGTTTTATTATAGTTTTCTTTAGAAGAACCACCTTTATTTTTTCCTGCCTTTTGTGCTCTAGTCACATTAGCGTTGGCATTCTTCCTACTAGTACTTTCCTGCTCTTTATGATGTCGAACAGTTTCTTGGTTCGCAAACTCCTGATTACTTAATTTACCCTTATTGTATTCATATTGCTGTGCTATCCTCATTTGGTCTAACATGACTTTCGCTCTATTGACTCTATCCATATTATCGTGATACCTCATCTGCTCAGCAAGAGTCAGGTTATTCTTCCGAGCTTCCTCATCAAGAGCGAGTGCTCTCTGATACCCTGCAAGCCATGATGCCCGATTCTTCTCTCTCTGAGCATCCATGTAAGCCTTGCGTTTATTCACCGCCTTAGTCATATCCGACTCAGGATTGTGTACCACCTTGGCACCTTTGGTAGCAAAGAAGATATTGGAGAGCGCACGAAGACCATCACCAGTAGCAGCGATACGAGCCTTGGTACGCTCCTTCTTCTCTCTGTTCGCCCTCTGCTCAGCAGTCTCATTCAGTTCAGGATTCAGTATCTTATACATATCAGCATAAGACAACTGCTTAGGCTGAGGTTTCGACTCCTCCTTCTTCACGATGGGTACGGAAGGTTTATCCTCCTCATCATTAGAAGCACTCTGATTTACATCTACCCCATTGGCGATGGCTTGTTGAGTAGCGATAGTCTTCTCTCTAGCCGCCTTCATCGTAGGTGTTTCATTCTGAGGAGTGGAAGCATTCATCTGGTCAACCTTCTTTCCAGCCGCATCAAGTTGCTGCTGAGTGAAGACTGGAGCCTGAGTCTGTGCCACCTTCTGTGTAGCATCCACCCCACTCTGCTGCTTGTTGAGAACACTCTGTGTAGTCTTCAAGCCATTATTGTTTCGTAACATATCTGATGCTTTCATAGTCTATGCTTTAATCTTTTTGGGCGCATTGTCACCAATCATATTGTTCAATTCATTCGCTACTTGCTGCTGGGTAGTAGCCGCACCCACCTTGGCATTCAACTTAGCCATATCTGCATCGGTAGGCTGTACCACGTCAGGACGAGCCACCTTACTCTTACCAGCACCACTATCAATAGTTGCAGCGATATTGGCAGCAGTACCAGCCACGCCAGCCACCGCATTGGCAGTATCAGCAGCCTTCTCAGCTTCCATACCCATCTGTTGGTTCTGCAACTGATTCTTTCTGTTCATATACTGCTGCTCGATGTTATCCTTTCGGGCATCATTTGCAGCTACAATCTGTGAGGTAGTATCAGCAAGAGTCTTGTTGTTCGCCTCCTTCACCGCAGTAGTAGAATCTTCCGTACCGCCCATTACCGCTTGTCTACCCTTGGCAGCCTTGTTTCTGTTCTTAATCTGCTCCTGCATCTGTGTGAGCAAGCGAACCGTATCAGCACGCTTGGTCGGGTCGGCATTGTATGTTCTGTCATACCATGCCTGATTTTCTCTCTGTTGCTGGGCAATCATCTGCTCCTGCTTACGTCTCGCCTTGCGGTTAGCTATACCGCCAGCGATGCTGCTTGCAAGTCCAAGACCTGCCCCAATTAATGCTCCTAACATATATATGTATTTTAATTATTAATAATGGTACAAAGATACTGATACCATCCGAGAATCGTATTTTATCCATTTATTTAAGCTGGTAAGTTAACGGATAAAGTTTCCGTTTGCCAACAAATTACTATCTTTGCAACAAAATTGTTAAGACAATGGCAGCAGATAGAAATACAAAAGGGCAGTTCGAGAAAGGTCGAGCAAAGACTGGAGGTAAGCAGAAAGGGTACGAGTCTCCTATCACAAAGGAGTTTCGTGAGCTGTGTGCCGAATTTTCCAGAGAGGCTTGGGAAGACTTCATGGCTGCATGGTATAAGTGTGAGCCGAAGGACAAGGTATCAACTTTCATCAAGATACTAGAGTTTAACTGCCCTAAGCTACAGACCGTCACTCTTGACGATAAGCGTGAGGTTCACAATGCCCTCACCGAGAAGTTGAGACAGATGTCAGAAGAGGAAGGATAAAATATAATTCATAAGAAGAACGTTTGTTTTTTTCATAGGTTTTTGGTTTATAGGTTTTAAGATTGTTAGGATAACGAAATAGGGAATGCGTGAGCACTCCCTATTCTTTTATTCACAATCAGCGACCACCTCTCGCTCTTCTATCCCCAACCATATCCGTCTTGGAACCACGATTCACCGATGATGGTTTATACCTGATTCCTGATTTGGTATGTGAAGCATCCATGCCCTTGCGAGAAGCTGCCCCATACTTTTTATCGTGGGCAGCGTTATGCCGAGCCAATTCCCTACGCTTAGCCTTCTGAGCAGGAGAAGACTCAAAGCGAGTATCATAACGCTTTTTCCGCTCCCTAGCTGCTGGGTGCGTCTGATAATATCTAGATGATTCTGATACCATATAAATGTTATTTATGTTTATACTTCTTGAACTATATCAATATGCACATACTCGTCATAAGGAACTAGATGAATATCATCTACTAGCCAAACACCTTCACTAAATCCATAATATAATTTGTCTCCTAATACATACTCTTCTAATAGACCTATATTCGACAAATCTTTCATATAGATAACACTATCTATATTATAAATTGTTCTTTCTCTTTTATTTCGTATATTTTCTCTTAATTTACAAAGAAACTCATTTATAACACTATTTGGCTTCAATAATTGTTCCTCGCATGACTCAAAAAACTTTTGCGAGATACCAATTTCTTTTTGATTTATACAAAGGACTTCCATCCCTTTAACTGGTAATGCAGGAAGTTCAACTTCTACTCTTGCAGGATTGTCCATTACATAACAATTATCTACAATTTCAAATTGTGGATATAAATACGCCTTTATCATATCAAACAATTTAAATTAATATATCTATCTCCAATAAAGTTCACGATGTTCCTTCTTCAACAAATCCCCAGTTCTGCACCACCAGTCATTCGGACTCGCTTTAAGATACGCTTCCTCCTCAGGGCAGTACTCTTCATGAGTAAGAATAGTATGAGAGGTAGGCTTGAACTGATGCACACACAGCAAGTCTGCATGATTGCCACCATAAATTCTTGGCGGCATAACATCTTTCGCCTGATGCCATACCTTGTTGAGGTCAATGAGGTCTGCCCCATCCAGTTCCTTCAAGGCATGGTCAACAACTCGCAACACCTTATCTCTATCTTCGGCATCACATTTGCACTTGTTCAACACAATCCACTTTACGGCTCCAAGAGCATTTCTAATAAATACTTCTACATTTTCCATAATCCAAAATTTTAATGTCTTTTCGATTTCTCGATGTTATATTGGTCACAGATGTCGCAATATGCGCCATAAGCCAAGTTGTCAACCATTTCATTGTACTTGTCACCATTATGACCTTTCACCCAGTGAAAACGAACTCCTGCCAAATGAGCAGAGCATTTCTTGTACAACTCATAGAGGTCAGGATTCATCATTGGTGGAGTACTCTTCCCCAACACAAGTATGCAGTACTGGCTATCCGTATAAATATCAAGATAAGCACCATCTGGACAAGACTTAGCTGCACTAATGATAGCAAGCAATTCCATACGATTGTTTGTTGTCTGTAGTCTGCCATGATTCTTCATCTTGACAATCTCTCCATCCTTCAATACGATGTAAGCAGAACCTCCTGCCTTATACTTGGAATGGTTGTCACAACTTCCATCCGTATAAGCCACATAGTTCATGCCATTATCAGGGAATGGCTCAACTGGGTCGAAATTTTCCGACTTTTCAGCCAATTTTTCTCTGATTGCTCTAGAGAATTTACCTTTAGCGTTGAACACACCAAAGTTAGCATCTGTGAGAATCATCCAGTTTACTGGTTCCCCTCCATTTGCCTTCTTCCAATTTCTCTCATCAAGATAATCATAAAGACTCTTGATGTACTCATCTGTTCCATAGTTCTTCGATATACAATATCTCTTGAACTTCTCATACGTAGGTTTATCCATAACTAATAACTTACTTAATATATTTTCTTTCTTTCAATGTAGGTTACCGAAATAAACATATAAGCAATTAACAGAAAAATCCGTCAGGGATTCCTCCAATACTCATGTCTCTCTGAATAACCTTTTCACTCTGCTTGCCATAGATAAGATGCCTGAATCCATCGGTCACCGCCCTATTAGCGATAGAGTAAGTACAAGCAAGGACTACAAATCCAAGAGTGCCGACAATAAAGTCTGCCTTGGGTTTTCTCGTTCTCAACAAAGTTCTCTTCGTTTCTTCCTCATTCCTGATGTCAAAGGAATGTTTCTCGGCAAGAGTAGAATTAATCTTACCACTGGCAATAAGTCTTTTCTTTATTCTCGAAACAGAACTACTACTTGTATTGAGAGCCTTCTGAAATTGCTTTATTGTGATAGCTTTACCTTTGGCACCGACCTTTTCACCCTCAGGTGCTTTCATGCAACAGTCCTTATGCTCGGCAGCACAAATCTGAAATTCAAAAAGTTTCTCGTTTATAAGATTGAATAATTCCTTCAAGGTATAATCTTTTACCTCAAACTTACATACCATAGCACCACGATACTCACGACCCTTTCGAGTCCACTTTATCGTATTGTCACGGAACGAAGAGACAATAACCTTGTTTCCGTCTACCGAAAACAAAGCATCATCTTTCATGTCTTGAATAAGTCTTTCTGCTTTTGGTTTACCAATATGTAATCCTTTCCTCAATTTGTATTCCGTAACATTCCACATTACAGAATTGCTATGCTGCATCTTTATCCAAATAGCAACAGCAAGAAGTTCCTTCAT